GGCATGTATGGGGTTCAAGAGGCCTTGAGTTCGAATCTCAACACTCGGACCAAAAGTTCCGAAAACTAACCTAAACAGGTGGTTTTCGGAACTTTTTTGTTGTCCCATTTTTCAAACTGATTTCCGGAAAATTTGGCTATTGCATACCTATTGCATACACGGAAAAGAGGCCCGCTAGGGCCTCTTTTTTTACATCCCGTGCTTCACCCTGTCCTCCACCTCCGCCCGCTTGGCGTTGTTGAAGCGGTCCAAGGTGCCCACCAGGTAACCGGTGATCCGGCGGATGCGCTGGAACGGCACCCGTTCAAAAACGGGAGTGATCCCGAATTCGTCGGGATTGCCAGTGCGGCGGATGGAGATCTCCACGACCTTTCGGCCCTCTTCCTGCTCCATCATCTGGATGGCTGCCTGGACGATTTCCTCCGGCAGGTTCTCGGGGTTGTGTGTGATCATTTCAGCAACCCCAGTCTGCCGAGGATGGCCACAACCTCGTTGCGCTTCATGTGGCGGACAGGGGAGGAACCATCGGAGACGCCAGCCTCCTTCGCCTTCTCCCACCAGCCCTCCTTTTGGGACCAGTCATCATCCGGCAGGGTCGCGGCGTGAATCTCGGCCTTCTTTACCAGTTCGTACGCCTGCTCGTTGGTCATCTCGGACAGCAGTTTATTGATATCCATATCCTCATCTTCTCCTTTCAGTCGGGCGTTCACACGCTCTGCAATTTCACCGTATTTCCCGAATAAGTAGTTCCCCGGACAACTTTTGCCCTTGTCCGTGGTGTACCGGTGGGGCACCATGTTGCACACAGACCAGTTTCCGGTAAAGGCCGGGCAATACTGCTTGCCTTCCTTCCAGATCAATTTCTTGATGCCGTTTCGCTGGCAGATGTCCACACAGAGGTCGATCAGGCTTTCAAAGGCTGCAGCGGTACACTCGTATGGCTCCTCGTAGCTCTGGATACTGGATACCTCGATGGTCACCACCTGGTGGTCCACCTTGTGGGAGCAGCACCAGGCCCGGTTTTCCTCGAGTACGTACTGTCCGATGCGGCCATCCGGCCCGATACCGTAGTGAGAGGATGCCTCTGAGGTCTGGAACACTTGACCACAGCCCTCTACACTGCCAGGGCCAGCCATCGTATGGATGGAGATACCTCGAATCTTCCCGTTTCTGGGTTTGGTGCAATGAGGGGACAATTTCGTGTATACAACGAGTTTGCTGTTACTCACCAGTGTTCACCTCCTGCTTGACTTCGGGGAGCCCCGCAATGGAGGTCAGCAGAGACAGCACCCCAGCCAGCACAGCGGCAGACACCGCCATGACCCAGTTAACGTCAGACAACACAGCGGCTGCGCCGATGGTGGCGATTGCGGTCTGCGCCATAGTCTTGATGGCCCGTACCCCGGCAGCCTTCCACCAGGTTTTCCATTTCTCACTCATTTCTTCACTTCCTCTCCGTGCATTGGGAGCCGGTCTATCTCCTCCATAACGGTTTTGAGATGCCCGTTCCCTCCCAAATTTTTATATGCCCGATACATCTCGACCAGGTTCTCTTTTTCGTCCAGAGTGATGTGCCCTCGGATGATGTAGCGCTCGCCGAGATACCGGACCCTGTCAATCATGAGGACCTTTTGCGCCTCCAGAAGGGCATCCAATTTTGTGCTTGTCCCCTTCTTCACGGCCCACCTATGGTTGAGGACTGCTACGATGATGGCGGATAGGCCGGAGGATCCGAGGGCGACGGATATCAACGTAATCAACATTTCCATCATCCGGTTGCCTCGTAAACCCTTACGGTAACTGTCTGCGCTGATACAACCGGAAATTCGCTTATATCCATGTCCTCTCCTGGGACATTATAAAACGTTGCAATCGTTCTGACCCCACTTGCGTTCAACAATACATTGTAAGTAGGATCTGTAAATGCAATAATAATGCTGCCTTTAGCGGCTGAGATGGTTTGACCAGAAACATCCAAATGTTTTTCGATGATAGAGCCGTTTTCTATTGTCGAATAATAGCAATAAACCACTGCCGGACCATACTTAAAGGCAACTGAGACATTCTCCGCGTTTCCCCCGCTCCCCGCGACACTAGGATTCTGAATCATCCTGCATCCCTCCTTTAGCTCAGCGGTTGAATAACAACATACACGGTCAAATTGCTTGTGGGGACAGTCTGGCAGGTAAAGGTCAGGCTGTTTGTCCCCTGATTTGTGCACATAATCCCGGCCTCATAGTATGCGGACTGGGAAAGAATAGCGGGGGTTGGGGTGATGAGTTGTGCAATCTCAGATGCAACAACACCGGGGACGGTGACAGTCTGCTGATGTCCTACTGTTCCCCCGACAGGCTCAACTGGTGCCATCGTGTTTGTCCACCCATCCGCAGTAAGGGTGACGGTGACGGAGGTGGTTTTTATTTCATCAAGATCACCTTGCACAACCACTTTGTTACTTGTAGTTGCCCCACCATCTATTTGGACATAAAGGTCGTTAGCCATAACAGTGACATTTTGCTTGTCATTTGCAACAATACCAACATCACCATTTTGTGTTGTGGCTTTCAACATTGTTCCAAATCCGTAAGAGCCAATGTTGAAATTTAAGGTGTTTGTCACCGTCCCACCCGTCAACTGCAAATACCTCTCATCCGCTTGCTCTTGGGTGAGGCCGGGCGTAACGCTAATGGTGCCATCCTCGGCTACTTCCACACCCTCTCCGATTTTGACACCGCCGATTTTGGTGATGGTTGCGGGAGGGAGGATGATTGGTGTGGCGCCGGAGATGATGCCATCTACCTCGTCAGATACGGTTTTAAGGTCGGACTGGCGCACGGCGTCGGTCGGCTGGGTGGGCGCACTGACATTGGTAATACGGTGACCACCCATGTTGAGGTCGCCGGTCATGGGGACGGAGCCGTCCGCCTTAACATCGCCTGTCTCGGGCGGCGTCTGGGCAACGGCATTGCCCGCTTCGTCGAACCCCACCACTTGCCCGGACTGACCGGTCAGTCTGTCCTGCTTTCCGTCCCATGTGGATTCTTTGTTCTGTACGGCCCCGACGGCTGCGTCAACCTGAAGGCCGGTATATGCACTGTTATATGCCATGTAATCACCTCATTACGAGATATTCCAGCCCATCGGCTGTCAGCATTGTGTCGGACTGGCCATTGGGGATAAATCCCCAGTTGTCGTTCCAACTTCCGTCCATTCCCTGTGCGTAGAGGGAGATGCGATATTCTCCGTCTCCATTAACGAGGTCTGCATCGTAAACCTCAAACGTCCGGGACGTCCCCGCCGGGGAGAAGGACGCCACAAGGACGCCCTTTCCCAGCCCCCAATCCTCTCCGAGCTTGGTCGCACGGCACTCAAATGCCTGGTACGGCTCGTCAGCGGAGAATTTGACGGAGATGTAGTTGAACCCGGACTCATCCGAGATTTGCGTCCCGGAAACGGAGAAGACCAGATTCGGGGCGGACATCAGGCCACGCTCCAGGTACCGGCGGCGTTGCGGACGAAGACCTTGACGATCTTGACACCATCGCCGGAGGAAGCGGTTTCCAGGTCGGTGCCCTTGATGGTAACCTGGATGTTGGTGTCTGCTTCATAGCCACCATCAGACCCGCTGGTGTTGGTGGACCCGGCGGTGGTGGGGATGACAGTGCCGTCGGACTGGGTGGCGGAGGAGGAAGCGACAACGCATACCTTGTACTCCTCGAAGACAACGTCGGACATGAAGTTGATGATTGCGGTGTTGAAGCCTTCAACCTCGGAAATGACGGACTTGTCGGGGCCGGTGACAGAGACGGTGGGCACGGAGGTGTCCAGAGTGATGGTGTCAGAGGCAGCGGTGGTTTCGTTGCCAACAGCATCGCGAACCTTGACATAGACCGTCTTGAGGCCGTCACCAGTGGGCAGGGTAATGGAGCTGGACTCCTGATAGGTCTCCCAAGTGGCGTTAGTTTCTTTGGCGGCGTCTGAGGTGCCCCAAACTTTCATCTGGTAGCCGTTGGTATCTTCGTCGCTCAGAGATACGGCCAGGGTGACGGCAGTGGTGGTGGTGTAAATGTCGCTGTCATTCAGAGTGATGGACAGGCCAGAAGGGGCGGTGGTGTCCAGGGTAAGGTTGAAATAAGATGCCATGTTACTCAGTCTCCTTTGTTCTTTGATTTTTCAAGTTTGATGTATACGTAGCTTCCGGGGCGGTTGTAGATGGTCGTGCTGCCGACCTTTGCGGTCTTGATTCCCATCTGCCCGACCATGAGGGAGGTGATCGGATCCTTGCCATTGTAGACCACCTACCTCACCCCCTCAGCAGATACAACGTGTTTTCGTCCGGATTATCCAGATCTGCATAGTCTGCTTGGTCCATGACACGGATGGTCGAGATTTCGGGGGACGATACGTTACCGGTCCCTCCGCCGCCTCCAGTCGCATATACCTCGTTGATAGCTGCAACCAGTGACGCCTTAGTCTGTGTGTCTAATTCATCGAGATTGCCGATATCGGCAAGCAACTGCTCATAGACAGACGGAGTGGGAGGTTGGGCGCTCTCTCCAGGCTCCGTGCCCTGATAGATTTGCCCAAGATTTGCGGACATGGTAGGAAGGACAATCTCTCCGTCTTTCGTCCCGTATACTCCGGCATGGAGGTACTGCCCTTTGGTCTGCATGACCTCCCACGGGATAGTACACATGCCTGTGTTGTCCAGCAGAACGGAGACACGATAGTTACCAGCCCAAAACACGGCAGTCCGTTGCAGGCCGTTCCACTCGTTGTCAAAGACAAACTGGACGGGATAGACATTGACAGACCCGGAGGTTACCAACTCTTTCTGGAGGATTTCCAGGACATTTTTCTTCGCGAACAATTTGAACATTAGGTAGCGCCTCCCTCGCTTTGGACAATGAATAGATTCATCGCCATGATTTCTACCTTGAGTTCCGCTATTTCCGCTCGCATCTGCGATACCGTGACGGCATCCGTATCAGCTGTGCCGTCGGCAAGTCCCGTAATTCGGTTGCTCCCCATCTGTAGGTTCCCGGTCATCGGGACGATACCGGACGCCATGAAATCGCCTGTACCTGTCCCGTTCTGGCCGTTATAGACCTGGAATGTGCCGCCGGTCTGTCCGTTGGTGAGGTAGACGGTATAGGTGTCAGTTGTACCAGGCGCACCGGTTCCGGAGGTACGATCTATGCGGTCAACGCTCGCGCCAGTCGGGCCAACCTCACCCTGGATACCCTGGGGGCCGATGACAGACCCAGCGTTGATGGGACTGCCGGAGGACAGGGTGATAACCAGGTCGCCGTCCTCGTTTACGGTTGCGTTGGTGATACTTACGCCCTGTGGGCCGGTTGCACCTGTTTCGCCGGTTTCGCCTTTGTCGCCTTGGATCCCCTGGGGAACCCCAATCACAAACAGCAGGTCACCCTCGGGAGAGGTTGTTTTGGTCACGGTAACGGAGGACCCCGCCGGGAGCGTCTCCCCTTCCATGTCCATATTTTCGATGTAAGTTTTTGCCTGTTCCGCTTCTGTTGCTGCGCTCTCGGCATCGGAGGCAGAATTCGCGGCAGAAGACGCGGATGTCTCCGCCTCATTGCGGGCGGTCTCGGCATCTGTCTTTGCGTCGCCTGCCTGAGTCGCCGCAGTTTGCGCAGCGGTAGCACTCCCAGCGGCCTGGGTGGCTGCCGTTTGGGCCTGCCCGCTGGCAGTTTCGGCTGCTGTTTTCGCGGTCTCTGCGGCGGTCTGGGCAGCAACGGCAGCATCTTTAGCGCTGGATGCCTGCCCCGCCGCTGTCTTCGCCTGCTCCACGGAATCCCCGATGGTTCCGGCAGCGGCAACGGATTGGTCCCTCGCCGTTTCTGCTGCGTCCTGAGCACTTTCCGCCGCAGTTTGTGCCGCCGCTGCGCCCTGTCTGGCTGCCTCCGCCTGGGTGGCGGATTGGCCAGCCTGGTTCGCTGCGGTTTGGGCGGCTGTTACCTGAGACGCAACTGCATTTTGGGCGTACCCCTTGATAAGCTCCCCTTTGATGCTGGATGTGGTTGCATTTTGGGAGACAACGAGCAGATCTTCGTCCCCCATAGCAGAGGCTACCGGCAAGTCGGTAATCGCCTTTGGTACATTAGCCATCCTGTTTCACCTCCGCTGCACCCTTCCCAGCCTCAGCATAGGCCATCCGGAGCAATTCCCTAGCTCGCGCCATGATCTCCACCTGTTCCCCAGATACGGGGATGGCGGAGATGCATTTAAACGCCTGGTCTAAATATTCCTGCACCTTCGTCATAGTCAAGAAATCACTCCTTTGTCCTTTAGGGTTTCCTTTATTTTTTGTACCTGGTAGATCAGCAAAGGGATGAATTCCCCGTAGCGGATCGCGTAGCGATAGCTACCCTCTTTGGTTTCTTCATCAATTCCCCAGGATTTTATGAACGCCGCGAAGTCCTTCGTTGGGATATTCAGCTCCGACAGAGTTTCCTCGAGGTCCTGCGCGATAATCCCCATGTGGGTACGGTCGCTTTGCCCGTCGATGAATTTGAACGACACCGGACGCAGCGCGTCGAACACAGGCAGGAACCGATCCAGCCCGTATTCCACATCCTTTTTGAAATTGGCGTCAGATGTGTTTATGGTGGCGTTTTGGGAGTACACATCCCCCCACCGGATTGTGCTGCGACCGAGGGTTACAGACCCATCGGAACTGGGCGTCGGGGAGTTGCTGAACGAAAACCGGCCAGTGGACGTTGTTCCAAACGAGCAGTTTGTGGTATCAACCCACCAGTTACCGGCAGATGTCATGCGCATACCGCCACGGTTTGTGACGAATTCCAGGCCGACGCCGGTGGTCGTGGATGTGATTTCGATGGAGCCGACCGTGCTCCCTCCAGACGCCAACAGTTCCACCGTTCCGCCGCGCAGTATGGATGCCTCCACGGTGCCGGTTTGGATTTTTGAGCCGTCAATGTATGTGGTGCCCCGGTAGCTCCACGCCTCTACTTTATCCTCTGCGTTGTTGGCAGTGTTGTTGGCCGCGTTAGCCAAGCTGTACGCGCTGTTTGCCGTGCTCTGCGCGTCGTTGATATCCCCCTGGACGGAGCTGGACAAGTCGGAAAACGTAATAGCCCCCGTGAGATTCAGGCGGTCCGCGTCAATCTGTCCGGTTTTGATACAGGCACCATTGATGGTAGTTGTACCGGAGGACAAGCCGGTAAAAGTAACGAGGCCATCCATTTGAATGGTTTCGCTGGAAATCGTGGTCTCGCCGGCTTTCAACTCAATGGTGGACGATGTTGACCCGTTGGACACCGAAAGTGTGATGGAATCCAACTTCACGGAAATGCTGGATATCTGTCCCTCCAAATCTTCCGCGATGCCCTCCACTTGTAGGAGGATTTCGCTGGCGGACTTGGATATCATGGACCGCGTTCTGGCTAGCTCCCGGTCGTACTGCCGGCGCTCCAGCGATTCATAGGGATATTCGTCATCCACCTCGTCCAGGTCAGGCGCAGATATCTCGGAATTATATAGGCGAGAAAACGACATGTTTTCGTTGGCGACAACGGAATAGATCCCGCCAACGACAACGCCGTCCCCGATCTCCGCCGCCGGGTCCATCAGGGCCTCCCCAGCGGTGTAGGGCTGGTATTCCACGTTCTGCACAGCAGCAAGGATGGAATTCGCCATGGCCTGGGATGCCCAGGCACAGGTGACCTCCAGCGTTCGCCCCGTGTCATTCCCTGCGGTGTAATAGGTCTCGCTGTCTACGCTGAGATTCACGCGAGAGATGTTGGACGGGATGTCGCCGATGTCCAAACTGCCTGCTCGGGATCCAAGAAAAATAGAGTCAGACAAGGATCAACACCTCCCCCGCAAACTGGATGGGCTGTCCGTACTCCGTCACAAGATAACCCGCTTGCTCTGGGATATCTCCAAACCGGATCAATCGCAGCTTTCCCTCGTCGGTGATGATCCAGTTGCCCGCGTCGGAAACGGCAATGAAGGACAATGCCTCCCGCATGGTGAGGTCGCCTTCTTCGTCCACGGGGTACTCAACGGGGAAATCGTCGGAGAGAACCGTGCGGGGATCCACAGAAACACCCATGCGTTGGGCAATGTCCGCCACGGCAGTTTCCTGGGGCATGGGCCAGTTATCATACACGTAATCCTCGTTGAGCCAGACGTTTTCCGCCTTGAGCATAGCGTCGTAGCCAGTTACCGTGAGGATGCCGGATACCTTATCCAGTTCCCGCGTGGAGAAAAAGAACACGCCCTTTGGAATCCATTCGCTGGCCTGCTCGCCCAAGCACACCCGGACAAATACCTGAATCTGAGCCTGCCTTGGGATGGCCCCGATTGGAATGATCTCCATGTCGATCTGCCTGGCATTTACGTTCCCGATCCCTGGGGTGTCGAACAGCCCGCCAGAGATGGACAGAGAGACAATGTTTTGCTGGGTATACTCCTGCCCGGCGATGTCCAGTTTCAGTTCTGTCCAGTGGCCCGGATCAGAAAAAATCTGGTTGTAGAGGTCGCTGGTCTTGTGCATGGTATCACCTCTCTACCAGAGTCATGGAACCGCCCTCCACCCAGGTGATCCCAGATTCCACCTTCTCCTGGGTCATCTCCGGTCCCTCCACCCAGAACACTTTGGTTTTTTCCGTTCCGTCCAGGTCCAGGTAGGTCACCGTGGATGGCTGGGTAATAAGGTCGGCGATAGCATAGGCGTTTTCCGCCCGCATCCGGGCGAACTCAACATCAAGCTGCACCTTGCGAATGTTGCTGCGGTGCTCGATGCCATCCATGGTGACCACGCTGCTCTCCTGCCGGTAGATGGGAGATTGCGCGATTCCGCTCTCCGCCAGATAGCCGGAGATGTCGGTGCCGTTAAGCACAAGTTTTGCTTTCATGCACGCACCCCCCCTTAGATCAGAGACGATTTCGCGGTCCGGCGGGCGTTTCCGTTCAGTGCCGCTCGCAGGTCGTTGAATGTAGCTCGGTAGAGTTCCTTGCCGTTGATGACCAGCGGGATCTCTACTTGGTAAACCTCGCGGGCTGTGGCCCCTCTTGGTACCGCCGCTGTCGCTGCTTGGAGCAGGGCGGATGGGGTGTTGGGGGAGGGGCGAGTGACGAGGGATGCACCGTACTCAAATTGAGACTGTACTTTCTTGATTGTCGCTGCGTTTGCAACAGAACGAGCCATGTTTTTAACAGACTTAACGGCATCATTTGCCGTGGAGTCAACGCCAACCACAACACCCTCCGTAATAGGTTTGCCGACTTTGTCTCTGAACTCTTTAGATGGAGAGTTAATACGGAGCTCGCCTTCCGCTGCCGCAAGAGCGTTTCTGGCCATTTGACGAAGCTTATCATCTAACGCATATACATTGATTGCTTCAGCGATTGCGTCGTTAATGGCGTAACCTATAACAGTGAAATCTCGAACCATTTGATATCCGATGCTTCTTGCGGTATTTATCATGGAAACCATTTGGTCGGTAACGGTTCCTACGGCAGAGCTAATGCCGCTCGCTACTTCTCCGTCCGCATCTGTACCAATTGCCGGGAAATTCCCGCCAGCAACGGCAGAATCGCCAGTGGATTTCATTCCAGCGATTAGCTCACTCATAGAGGAATAAACCGTTGGTGCGCTACTGTCGATTCCGGACGCAGTGCCTTGCCCCATTGTTGTTCCCGTGGCCGGGAAGTTGGAAGATTGTACTGTAGCATCTGCCGTATTTTTCGCCCCAGTTATGACATTGGCGGCGGCATTATTTACAGTACTAGCCTGGCTCTCAAACCCTTCTGCAACGCCTTGCATAGCTGTTGTACCGGTCTGTTGCGGCTGCCCGTCGTTCATCGTTGTATCAAGGGTTGTCTGCGCTCCGTCCGCCACAGCTGCGGCCGCCATGTTAACTTGACCGGAACTCGAAATCAGGCCATTTGAAAGCATGAAATCCCACGCATCACCGATCTGAGTAACATCGACACCAGGCATGAGTTCTTGCATCAACTGAAGGTATAGTTGCTGGGTTGCGCCAGTCAGTTGATATGCTCCTTCGTTCATGCCCACTCCCATTTCTGCCGGAATTTGAATTCCGGATTCCCGGGCGATGTTCACTTGTTCGTCCAGCAGGCCCCTTTGTTGGTCAATTGCGTTGAGTATCCCCTGCCGCTGGGTTTCAGACATGGAGTCCCAACTTTCGGCGGCTAACATGACCATATACTGATAATCAGACTGAATCTTAGCGATATTATCAAGTATAGCTTGGCTGTTATCCCCGGTGGACTGTACCAAAGTATCAGACGTTATTGCGAGCGCATGATTTAATTTATCAGTTTCCCCAATGGTTGCGGACGCTGCTTCGTTGTACGCCTCCATGACATTATTTTGGTCTTTCCATGTACTCTCCGCAGTTCGAAGCGTTTCGGATGTCTGATTTAAAGCGTCCTTTGCCTCCATCAGTTCATGGTTGACCCTGGAATAATCTGTCGCACTTGTGGTTTGATTCAAAACCTCTTGGAGCTTGTTCACTCTCTCCTGTGCAACGTTGTGATCACGCATAGCCTGAGTATAGTCCGTAAGCGCTTGCCGCTGATTTAACAAGGCTTCTTCATATGCAGGTTGCAGGGCGTTTAGGGTTGCCTCTTTTTGCCTTTGCCAGATCAATTCTTCAATGGCATCCGAGACTTTGTAGACTGCGTCCGCCTCTTCCCCGGATGCCTCTACCGCCCCAGGGACCTTGCTATTGATGTAATCAGCGAGGTATGCGGCTCGCTCTTCGTACCCTTCCTTGACTTTCCCGTTAGCATCTGTTATTTTTTCGAGCTCAGTAACATACTGCTCAACAAGGCCCATTTCTGTCTGCATCGTCTCAATGGACGCTCCGGCAGATTCTAACAGATTGTCGTATGCGTCCGCATGAGCGTTCACCTGATCTGTCGTTTCCTGGATTCTGGTTGCAAACTGTTCGGAATAGTCTACATATTCTCCCTCACTGTTACAGAGGGTAACGATTGCCGCCGCAACACCGGCTGCCGCCGCGCCAAGCAGAACAAACGGATTTGCAAGCGTCGCGAGAAGGCCCAGACTGGAAACCAGTTGTCCAATTTTGGACACAACCGAGGCAGCAGCAAGAACGCCGATTGCGGTAGCAACACCCGTAATGGCAGGGATAGCGATATCGCTGCTCTCTGCAATGTCCAGGAAGCCGTTTACCAAGTTAGCTGCAAATTCTTTGACCTTTGCCACCATAGGAGACAAAGCATCTCCCGCTCGAGCTAAAGCGTCATTTAGGTCGCTAGACGCCTTGTTGGTTTCTACGATTGCGGAGTTAGTGTTTCTCCATTCCTCCGCAGCGGAAACAAGACCTTGACGGGACAATTCCTTCAAAACCAGATTGGCGCGCTCTGTTTCACTGTTAGCGTTTTCCAACGAGGCATTGAATTCGTCCTCACTGGTACCGGCCCAATTGAGCACGTCGGCAAATGTCCCAGTGACCTTGGACGTCCGGATTGTCTCATTTACGGCCTCAGCTAATGAATCAATGGGTATAGAGTCGCCATAGGTCGCCCAAGCACCAATAGTCCCGTCTATCATTTTTGTCAAGTCCTCTTGTGAAAGACCTAACGCCTGTAGGTTAGACAGGGCCGTTGCGCTGGACTGCTCATCGCCAAGAACAGAGTAAAACTGCTGGTAGCTCTGCGCTGTCTGTTCGGCAGTGTAGCCAGCTTTCTGGCTAGACACTTCCAGAGATGCCATAATCCGGCGATACTCAGAGGTAGACTCTACAAGGTCTGCAATGCCGCTAACGACGGACTGAATCCCGTCGGAGAGCATATCCGCGGAGAATACATCCCCAAAAGCGCTGCTGGCTTCTTTGGCTTCATTCCCAGCATCATCCAGAGACCGGTCCAACTTGTCCGCTGCGTCAGCAGCGTCCTGCATAGCACTCCGGCTCTGTTTGAGTTCCGTGGACAGCCTTTCGATCTGCGAAGCAAATTGTTTTGCCTCGGACGATCCGTCGCCAAACTCTAATACGGCATTGCTATATGCCTGTTTTAACCCCTTGAGGTCGCTCTCCTGCTGAGAGATCTTTTGACTCAGCCGATCAAAAGCACTTACAGCCTGGGTAGTCTCCGTAGAGACGCCACCCATTTCGACCTGGAGTCGGTTGATTTCTGCGGTTGTATTGTTGATCTGGGTACCCAAATCATTGACAACCTTGTTTTGGCGGTTGTAGGCATTGTTTGCCTTTGTCACCGCCATAACCATCTCATCCTGGCTCGAATACTGTGCATTTGCCGCATCCTCAGCTGCCTGTGCAAGCTCTTTCAGTTTTGCGGACTGTCGGTCATACTGGCCATTGAGCACGGACAGCTTCTGTTTCTGTGCATCCAGAGACCGGCCTAAAATATCGGCCTGCTTTGCGGCACGGCTTTCGGCGCTGTCCAGTCCAGACATAGAGGTGACGGCGGACTTCATTTCGCTGCTCAGATTCTTGATCTGAGAATTTATCGCTTTGAGTGCAGACGAAAATTCTTTTTCTCCATCAACGCCTACTCGAATAGATACATCCGTTGCCATGCAGTCACCCCCTATTTGAAACTTAACAGGCGCATAAACTCGTTTTCGTTGTCCTCAATCGTCGGCTTGCGTTTTGCGCCCTCGCTTTTTATCTGCTGGATCGCGATGAAATCAAGTAGTTCCCCAAAAGGAAGGACAAGCGTCTCATGCCGAGAAAGACCGATTTTCATCCCATACCACAAAAGCCAGGCAGAGGTCAGCTTTCCTCCTGCCTGGCCTCTACGTTTTTTTCGGGCTCGACCTCCACGGTGGTCTTGCTCCCCTCTGCAACAACAGAGGAAAGGTCAGCAAAAATTTGTTTGAAGTCATCAACCCCGATGCAGGAAAGCACTTCCTTTTCAGTAACGCGAGGAGGAACCTCCATGCCGTTATATTCAGCGTAGTCGCTCCCAGCGTTCATAACTTGAGTTAAGAACCACATAGCATCAGCGGTCTTTCCGCTTAATACCTGCTGGAGTCCCTTGTCTGCATCGCCGTACTTCTCCTCCAGGGCCACAACGACCCCGGAGGAAAAGCAAGCAAGGTGCTCTTTGCCTCGAAAGTTAACTTTAATCGTACGCATAAAGCATCCTCCTTACCCGTCTACGCCAACTTGCGCCTCACCAATTTCACCTTCGCCAACGACTCCGGTCTTTTCTGCTGCTACGCTTGCTGTCACCGTCGCCTTACCAGCCTTAACCGCATTATTGGAGGCATCGGCCTCCACCACGCCGATCTCCTGGCCAGTGGTTGCCTGGATGGCAGACATCCCGTTCCAGGGCGTCCAGCTAGACACATCCTCGCCGTATTCTGCCGGGAGGGTAACGTCCGTGTTCACCTGGTACACATAGTGGTTCCCGTATGTAATGGGAGGTGTCACGGTAATTTCGGTTTCCCCTGTCTCAGACCCTGCGGCGCTGGAAACCGTCAGTGTGCCCAGGGTCGGATTAGGGTTTGTGATGTTCAGCGCATCCTTAATGGCTGCCTCCGCGTCGGCCTCGGTGTCCATGGGGGTGGACTGCATCTGCCAGCCGTGCTTGACGCTGTCGTCGCGCATAACGGTAGCAGTCAACTCCTTGGCCTGCCACTCGATGGTCTCGCCCTGAGTGACAGCGGAAATGCCAGGGTTCGCAAACTGGATCTTGTTGAACACCACTGCAATCCACTTGGTCTGGCCGTTCTGCTTGGCCTTGATGATGCCGCCGAAACCAACGTAAGGAATCGCCTGATCATCGTCGTAGACAATCCACTGGGGGCTGGCAGTAGTCACACCATCCACGTCCATGGCCTCCTGCTTGAGGCCAAGAATGGCCAGCATGGGAGTGGGAAGCAGATCATCCGTAGACAGGGTGATAGTGCCGCCGGAAAACTGGTTGTCCGTTTCTGCAACAGCGTTGTCGGCATAAAAATTGTTACTGTCCCCCTCTTCCAGTTCGAGGGTCAACTCGGTTGCCTTGCCGATCAGGCCGCCGTTGGAATAGGTAACGGTGTTGCCATCGTTGCTGTAGATGGCGTAATAGGGTTTGGATAAACCGATGGTTGCCATATGCGATCATCCTTTCGAAAGTTTTTTGAGTTCTTCTTCCGCTACCTGGACCATCCGTTCTCTGGCTTGTCCTCTAGTAGCTCGAAGCGCGTTCGCGAAAAATGGGATTTTCTTTGAGAACGAAGTCCCGGACTGCGTCGCTCTGGCGATCATGATATTTGCCTTGCCGTTTGCGTTGTAATCCGGTTGCTGGAAGCCAATCAGGGTATTAATGAAACCGTTATCGTCCTGCATATCCGCAATACCGAACGAATCCTGTAGCCCAGCTTTCTCCACAGCCGTAATTCCATTTTTGGGGTGGCTTTCTGTGCCCCAGCTTTCATCAATAGGGATGGCGCTGATGTTCGCAGATACCTGATTTGCAATGATGGCACTCCCCTCATACACAGCCTTTTTGACTACGTCATCTGCGTTCTCACCTAGAGATCGAATGATTTGGAGGTACTCATTGATTGCATTAGTCGTCACCTTAGCCTTCGGCATCGTCTGTCACCTCCCAATACCATTCGTAATGGGCGAATCCCGTTTCCTCTTCGTACTGCACGGAGTTTAGGTACCAGGCGATCCCGGCGGCGTCAAACGCTTCCTCTATCTGTTCCTTCCACGGGTCAAACTCCTGTTTGGTGTACAGATCTGTGTATCCGGTAACAGCATTTTCCGCGTGAAGGTTACCCGCTTCCAGATCGTTGGCTCCGGTTTCACCCCAAACGAAATACCGATCAGAGTGCAGCTTTTCGTTGTGGCTGACAGAATCCGTCACCGACGTGTGTGCAGAAATGATTGTTTCGTACCACCTCATCATGGCACCTCGAATTCTTGTTCTATTTTGGCGAGGGTGATGTCAACGGATTCCGGCCATACATCCATCACGGACTGCACTAGATCAACGCGGTACTGACGTCCATCCTCTGTGATCGCGACATTTTGGTTGTTCACATTTCCGACGCGCTGCGTCCTGATTACCCGCTCAATGTCCACCTGGTTTTGCCGGCCGCTATAGTAGCGTTGGATTCCCAAACGCTGCTCTTCGTAGCGAAGGGAAACCTTTTTCGTCAGCTTAGGTTCTGGCTGATATCCAGGACGCGCAGCATCCTCCACAGAATAGATGGTCACAACCCCGTCGTTGTAACTCTGGGTGACCTGGTTACTGGGACGACACGGTGCCTTCCACGGCTGGGACATACTCGCTCACCGCCTTTTGGTTCTGCATCCCGATGACAAGGGGCTGATAGTTGTTTTCAAACACATCGAGCGCTCCGTCTCTTGCGTACCGAACATATTCCATCAAGAGAGTGCGCGGAAGCCCATCCTCCATGTAGTCTGCCTCCCCGCCATATTTCAGATCCAGGTACACAGACCCCGCGGCGATGAGGCCGGACATTTTCGCGTCCGTTGCCTCATCGTCCCAGGTGATGTTCAGGTAGTTCTTTACATCGGCCAGCAACGATTCAGGAATGTTTTCTCGCTGCATACTGTCACCCCTCAAGAGCTTGCCAGAACCCCAGCTGCACGAAGGGAAGCCAGCAGGCCGTTAAACTCCTCCATAGTGGGAGCTGCAGCTGCGTCTGCGACAGCAGCGGCCATCTTCACGCCGCCCAGCGCGCTAGTGGTAGCAGCAGGAAGCGTATAAGAGGGGCCGGCAGGGCCCTGAGCCCCAGTATCGCCCTTGTCACCCTTAGCACCCTTCAAATTTTTGAAGGCGAACGAAAACACTTTGGCAGTATCAGGGCCAGATGCAGATACCGTTACAGAGGGTGTCCCAGTGTTGGCGTCTACGGTAGCTGTGGGGGTACCAAACCCAGCAGCAGCACCAGCGGGACCGGTAGCACCTGTTGCCCCAGTTGCCCCGGCGGGTCCCTGTGGGCCGACCTGCTCATTCTGAACACCCTGTTCGAGCTTATTCATCTTCTCGGCGGTGATAAGATCACCATCGGTCCAAGTCGTGGGTGTATATGCCATCTGAAATCATCCTCTCTGGTTCAAGTCGTTCCAATCCGTGCTCTTCCAATCTCCCCCGAGCCAACGAGCCCGGTATCAGCCGGGGGTGTTAACCCCCCGACTTGGTCACCGTTGCAGTGTAGGATTTAGTCGCGGTACCATTCGCTGCGGTTACCTTCACGATCAGGGTGTTTGCGCCTTCCTTCCAGGTAACTGCTCGGCCATTCACGACGGGAGCGGCTGCATCGTCACTGGGCCCCTGGTTCGTGATTTCGATGGTCGCATTTGCGTCTGCCGGGATTGCCATGACCGTGTTGGTAGCGTTGGTGGTAGACGCGGTATAGGTAGTAGTACCGGCTGCAAAGGCGGGAGACAGGGTCAGGCCGCCAATACGGAGGTCTGCCAGAGTTGCAACATCAGATGCGTCAGGGGCGTCTACCTGCTGCACCTTCCACACAGCGGGCTGGATGGCAGAGATGTCCAGGACGAAGAAAGCGTTGTTGTCCATGGGGAAGCCGTTTGCGTAGCCCTTGATCAGGTATACACGCTCATCCTCCAGGAACCGGTAGTGGTCGGAGTACTCAATCCGGCCGTCCCGGGCGGAGCCAATAGCGGCAAAATACTTGTACCCCAAGCCCATGATCGCCTGTCCCTGCTCCACAGCGGGAGACTGGATTACAGTCATGGGATAAGGCATCACGTCGTTGGCGTAAGTACCGTTGGGGGTCATCATAGTGGTGGCGGGCATGATCTTCTGGAAATAGTCCACAGGATTGACCACCAGGATCACGTCACGCACATTTCTGGCCTTGCCATTAGGATCCACCGCCATGAGGGAGAGCAGGTTACCCACAGTTGCGGGAGACAAGTCGGACACAGCCACAGGAGCCTTTACGGGGTATACGCCGCCGGTCACAGTCACGTTGTCGCCAACCTGGCGATTCATGCCGATGGGCATCTCGTTCCCGTCGCCAGCCACGATGCCGGCCTCCAGGCCGTTGGCATAGGCTTCGTACAGGACCTGCCGTACAAAACTGTCCAGCCACTCGGGGCCAAGGTCCAGCATGGCCTTGCAGACGGGCATGAACGCGGACAATTTGAGCAGGCCGGTGTCAACCTCCTTGAAGCCGGAGGTCAGTTCCCGGACGATCTCGTCGCACAGCTGGCCCCAGGCGGCCTCCTGGTACCCATTGGTGTTCATCATCATCCGGATCGCGCCCCGGGTGTTGGTGAACTGGATATGGGACAGCAGAGGGTGGGAGGTCTGGAGCTCGTCGAACACAGCGTCAATGACGGTCTCAGGCATCACCACATCCAGGTTGTTCAGAGCCTGGCGGGGATCCTTCTCCTTCATGGCGCCGATGAGTTTCTGATAAAAGACCTTCTCTTTGCTGGTGAGCTGTCGCACGCCGCGGGCAGTGAGTACAGAAGTGTCAAGCCCCTGCTTCATCTCCTCCACCTGATCGGCAGCTCTCTGCTGCACGTCGTCACCGATGTTCTGAATCATCTCGTCAAAAGCGACCGAGAATTCATCGGTGTTTCCATCTTTGATGGCCTGCTGAATTTTGGCCCGGATCTCATTCCGGGTCAGAGCGTCATTATTTCTCATTCGGATCAATTCTCCTTTCTGTTGTCGAAAAGCTTCATGATAGGGTTGATAGGAACGGGCGTTTCTTCCACGGGCTCCTCCAGGGGCTCCCCTCTAGGTTTCTCCTGCTTGGGCGCCTCAGAAAACACTCGCTGGATAATCCCTCGCTTGGCTGTCTGGACCACAGGAGCCGACGGATCCGCTGTGATGGCCGTGGCGAGGCCGTACTCCAGCGCCTGTGCAGGCGTCAACCACGTCTCCGCCTCCATCAGTTGACGAACAGTATCAGCATCCATACCAGCCCGCTCGACGAATGCTTTGATTCCAACGTCGGTCATGAAATCCGCCTCATCCGCCGCAGCACGCAGGTCTTTGGCGTAGCCCTCGGCACTCATCATCACCTGGTGGAGGTAATAGGCGGACAGGTTGGACGCGATTCTCTCATCGCCAGCCAAGAACGGATAGAGGGCCGCGCTGGCAACGAATCCGTCTCCATATGTCACAACCTTAGCCTGGTGTTGCCGGAGCGCGTTGTAAATCGCCCAGCCCTCCGAGACGGATCCGCCATAGCTGTCGATGTGAACGCGGATTTCGTCAACCTCGAGCGATTCAATTTCGTTCCGGATCCCATTTTCGGATACATCTCCATCAAAAAACTCGAATGGTACGATGTCTCCGAAAATGTAGATATCCGCCGCTCTATCGGCTTGCTTGATTGCATAGTAATTTCTCACGTTGTATCACTCCCCTCTCGTGCTCAGGTTTCGGGTGGCTTGTCCCATGGTGGAGATGTTCAGGGTCATAAAGTGTTCATCGCCCCACGGCTCTGTAATCGGGGGCTGGTTTGCCGCCCGCAGCACGTCATTGATGGTGAATGCGCCGGACCCGACCAACTTTTCCACGTTTGCCGCGTTGGCGAAAATATCGAAGTGAATGATGCTAGAGGTGTCAATCCGAAGGAAGTTCCCTCGGCTCCAACCCTCATACCCGTACCGCTTCCGATTGATTTCCTCTTGGAGTTGGTCCGCAAGAGGGTCGATGCAGTTTGTGAGGAAGCGTGTGTTGGCATCCGCCGTTCCCTCGACAGAGCCGTTGACCAACACGGACGGGATCAGGAACCCCCTTGCGGTAAAGTCGAAGATATCTTCGATCATGGCTCTGATGTCCCTTGTGTCCCTGCTGGCACCGGAGGCTCCGCTGCTGACATTCTCGTAGGTATACCCGTCGAACTCTGGCAGAATGGCTCCGTCGCTCTCCAGGAACGGCTTAACCTGGGCGGCGATCATCTCCTGAAACTTCTCCGCCCACCCTTTGTCGCCCTGAGCGATTTGGTTCACATGAACCTTCCAGTGCTGGCCGTTCCCCCAGGTGTACGCCTTCATCGCCGCGGACACCATTCTCCAATAGGACTGGTACAGTCCATCCAGGATCGGCTTCATGTTTGTTTGGTTCAGCTTCAAGTGAATGACGCCGTTTTCGTAAAACGGATACTGGAATTGGTACTCATCTACCGTTACGCCGCTATACTCGTTTTGCCGGGAGGGCCAAAGCGTCGGCGGTTCCCAGGTGTCCGCCACCACAAGCGAATCAAGGTCTCCGCGCTTCATCGTGTCTACCACTAGGGCTTCGTTGTTCTGATATAAACGCGCAACTAACTTGTGGAGGAACGCACTAGAGTTTTGGTTCGTGTTCGGGGATACGTTCCACAGGTAGTACTCTCTCCCCTTTACCTCTTCGTTGGCTTGGAAGGTGCGGAATTCGCACCGCCCCAACGCATTGGCAACCATGTTCACGCAGACCCAGAAGGACAACTCGCGCACCTGGTACTCCTGTGCAGCGTCGAACAGCTCGCGACAGGTTACCTCAACAGGGTCAGACTGGCTTCGCTCCCGAAGCCATCGAAAGAAATTGATTCCCACCGGTTCGCCTCCTTTCGGTTTTACTTAAAAGAAAAGAGCCAACCACCGATCTCTCGGCAGTCGGCTCAATGGCTCTCGAACTTGGAAACTGATTTTATTTTTCCCAGCGGATTTCCCCGCTCCAATTGCAACGGCTACCATCCTTTCGTTTCTGCTTGCAAACGGTATATACCCCACGGGCGTCCGGCTTTACCGGGTGGATCTTCTTCCCGCACCTAGGGCAACAAAACCAGGTTTGTCCATTGAATTCTTTCAGCACACGCAAACCTCACAATCGAATGGCTCCAACAGGCGGCATTTCCACCGGCATCCCGTCCCCCAGAGCTGGCTCAACAACCATGCTGGCCACTAACGCCATAAATGGGTCCGTTTTCCGGCTTCTAGCTTCAATCTTGGCGTAAATGAAATTTCCTGTGTCCACACCAAGCTTACGGCTGCTTGCCACCCGCTTTGTGTTGTTTACCGCCCACCGAAGGCACGGGTTGTCCCCCCAGTGGAACAGACCACGGTCAAAGCACTCTTGAATGACTGGTTCCACCTGCATGATGTCAGACGGACGAATCATCTTGACCCGGGTCTTGTCCGCTGCGTCGAAGCCGATCTTCCGCAGACTCTCCGAAACCAACGTCCACCTGTAGTGGTCCATAGCAAGCATCTTCAAGTTATATTTCTCCGCCGCCTTGGCGATGTATTGGGCCAGCAAATCCGGATGAATGGACACATCGTCTACCGCCGTAACAAACCCGCGTTCAGTCCATTCCCTCCACGGAGCTTTCACACGGCTCAGCATTCTTGATTGTAAGCACATCCAGGCGTGGTTGATGTCGTAGCGTTCCGCTCCCCTGCGAAAGTGCAGATTCACTGCCGCCCAGTCGGACAGCTCGGCATAGTCTATCCCGACGGTGCAGGACCATCCCTGAAGATCTGGGACCGTTTGGTTTGTGGCCTTGACCTTCTCATAATCGGTCACCGCAATCTCCTTAAACCCCGCTCGGATCCCCATTCGCTTGGTAATGAAGTCTCCGTTCTGTTCCGGGTGGTCTTTCCAATCCCGGTACTCATCAGCGATCTCTTGCTGGAGGTGCGGCATGTAGTACAGCGACGGATTCGACATGAACCAGTTTTCTGGATCGTGAACCTGATCCTTAGACTCCAGGCAACAGATGAAGGGAAGAAACCCGTTGTCCTCCTCTCCTTCAAACAGGATCCTTCGTCCTCTGGCCAGATAATCGTCCAGCGGTCCATCCGAAACTTCTCCGTTGGAGGTGAAGATTCCGACGCGCGGCTGGGCCACCTTCCCTTGGCCGGTGATAAACACCTTGATATTGTCGTAGTTCTCGAAGGCGTGGACCTCATTGAACACTACCTTACCGGAGCGCATACCGTCCCGGCCTTTCGGATTATTGGTCCGCCCCTTCATAACCCCTTTGTTCTTTCGACCTTGGATCAGTTCCTTGGTATGGTAGTAGTGCTTTCGCAGCTTGCTTTCCCACTTCGGCGTCTCCAAAACCTCTGCCAGATCCTTGACCGGCGTGACGGCCTGTTCCTCATTGTTGGCACAGATGTCAACATTGTAGTGAGCGACCGGATTGTACGGAGAGATGGAACACGCAGAATCGAACGCAATGAATCCATCCTTCCCAGCACCACGGCCTACCATGCAGAGAACCGTTTTCCACCGTGGCGTCCCGTCCGCTTTGTAGGTGCAATCCCAAAGCGTAAGCAAGAATTCCTCCCAGGGGAAGAGCCGATCATAGGGGAAATACTTTACCAACCCGAGGTAACGCCCAAGCTGCTCAAGATCCACATGGATGTCCTCTTGGGAAAACACGCGCCGAACATAAGCCGCCAACGCATGTTGTTCCCTGCAAGCCCGCGGTATATCCTGTTCCACGCTCTCTAAATATCCAAGGACCTCTTTGGGGATCTCACAGGGCATCGTCATCACCACCGGATGGTTTTGCGTTGAGCGCCTGATCCTGGAATCCGAGGGCACGCCAGATGTTTAACATCTGGGAAGAGATTCGAGCGATCTTCTCCACGCTCTTATTGTCTGTGGTTCCCTTCTGGTTGGCGCCGTTCTGGTACTCCACATACACCCCGCGTTCCGCGATGTCTTCAGCCAGCATTTTTTCCAGACACCACAGACTCATGTACTCGTTGACCTTATCCACATAAGGCCGGCTCACCAGCCCGCGAGCTTGAAGATCCTCCAGCAGATCCTCGCGAAGCTGCTTGTAGTCCGAAGTCTTTTCGTAAACCGCGCACAGACCGGATGCTTTTTTCGGCATGTTATCACCTCACCTATACGCATAGTATAGTATATACAGAAAGGACTGCACCCTTGACGACCGGCCGTTTTCGACCTCGACTCGTTTTTTTCGAGGGGGGGTACAAAAATTTTTTCAGTCCCACCGCTCGTCCGTCAGCCAAACTTTTCGTGCGGGAAATTTTTTCTGCGATTCCGGATGTAAATCCTCATGGCATTTTTTGCAAACGCATTCGAGGTTCCTTCTTCCGTTCTCATCGAACACACTCAACGCAAGGTCAGGCCTGTCCTTAAGATGGTTTATGTGGTGGACGATATACCCTTTAGTGTATCGCCCTTTCTTCCTACACTCTTGACATTCGAAACGATCGAGCCTCAAGACATCAGCCTTTAGCCTCCTCCACTCCGGCCAGGAGTAGAAGGTATCCTCATCTCCTTTGGCTATCAGCCCAGGTATATCTGCAATGCTGTGCATCTCGGTGTCTCCTTATGTGGGACTACATATATTATTGAATCCCCATCTTACTTCTCGTTGCAAAACACATCTTCGTCCGGCATTACAAATCTGTAGTTAAAAGAAATAGTTCCTGCTCTTGTTACCATATCGTCAATTTTTTGGTACGGAACCGATATTCCATTGCTTGTTACCAGGTGAGTGCCTTCCGGCCTCCCTTCGAACGAAGTCCTCAATAAACATATTCTACCAGGCATAACTTGTACCACATCCCCCTCCGAGATATGTACACCGTTCAGAGACGAGTTTCCATTAGTTAAGTCAGAGACAAAGTGGAAGCTTGCCCCCCCAGTTTTAGGGGTGAATGGATTGTTAATCATGTTCAAAACTCCTCCTTATTACGCTCCAACAACTTCTACATCACCATAGATATACATAGCAAAATCAGCTAGGTCATTCCCGCAAACAAAAGTATAGTCTCCACTAGCGCCAAAACTCCCCTTTGCGTCTCCAGAAATGCGAACGATAGTATTTCTCGGAACCTACACTGTATAGTCCTGCGTTGTTATCAACTCTCCGTTTTTGTTTACAAACGTGGTTTCAGGGGAGCTGACTCCAATTCCGTACTCAATCGTTACTGTGTCTGTGCCCCCCCACTCAACACCACATTCGGATTGTTTATCATAGTGATTCCTCCTATAAGTCTGGTGGCTCCCCCTGGCCTCGAACCAGGACCTGTCCGGTTATGAGCCGGATGCTCCACCGCTTGAGCTAGGGAACCATATGGACGGATTCTGTCATTACAGGCCCCGCCACGCCCAGCCGTTTTCTCACGCGTCGGCACGCTGCCCCCGTCTGGACTCGAACCAGAATCCTGCAAAAAGCGCTTTTACCGTCAAAGCTACAGGGGCAAATGGGGAGAACCCGTATGGCAACCGGGTCCACCCGCTCTCCGTCTTTCCGGAGCGTCATGCAAGAAAAATCCGCCATAAATTTTCCACGCACTGCCGAACGTCAGGCGCGACCTGACACCCTCGGATAGTGAGGGCCTTTCTGGGATTCGGCATGTATGGCCCTAAATTCTCGGGCCATGCTGCGGGTTTGTGACCGGCTTTGCCCGCGGGCCGGGTAGCTCGAAAGAGCATACAAGACAATGTGTTACCAAACCATGTGAAAGGAAGCAGCGAAGGAGAGAATTCACTTCCTTTCTGTTTGATATTCCCCTCTCGGGGTTGGCCGTCCAGCCCGGAATTGAACCGGGCTACACACCTGCTGGACGATGTGGGCGGCGGCATGATTGGGGAAATCAGAAAAGAGGTACATAATGCAACCAAGAAAGAAGGAGCAATTCCGCCGCCGCCCGTAAAGGAGGACCCGATACTACCGCTTCGGAGTCGAGCGGGGAAAGACGGTACAGACGCAATTTACATATAGAGAAAAATGAATAAATTCATTTTTCTCTATATGTAAATTGCTATTCTGTAATTAAATTGTACTACTTGTCAAGAGCAAAAGTCAACCGTTTTGATGAAATGGACATCTGTAAGGTACTCACTACTCGTCAAATTCAAACAAAATCCCTTGTATGATTCTACCATTTATTATCCGTTTTCTGAGGCCAGACAATGTTATGTGGTTTTGTTCTGCTGCTTGTTTTATGGATGAGTAATATACGATGTCTCCACCTACAGAAATTCGCTTTACTGGCCTTCTCCCTCCATGATTTTGTCTGACTACTCTTGACTTTTTGGCGTATTCCAGGTTTGACAATCGAACATTCCGCCAATCCCCGTCTTTATGGTGCACTACGTATCCATCTAACTTACCGCGCATCCAAACGTCCCTCATCAAGGATCTAACTGTAACCTTTTTCCTTGACTCTCTTCTGCCTAATCCGACAGTTAAACTTCCCGCTTTATGACTTTCTGATGGCGTTAACATTCTCGGCTTTTTGGCGGGAATTGTCCCGATTGGCATCCAGCTGCGGACACGACCCTCTGTTGATATTTCGTACAATCCATCAAACCCCGGAATCTTTCTCCACTTTTCCGCTGGCACGTTCCTTCATCTCCGTTTCTATGTATGTTATCCCGGCGGCGTATGCTGCCCAAACATCGGAATAGAACTGATAAAACCAGTCCGGATCTTTTTTGGACCCCTTTCCATTCTTCTGGTCTTTTATTGCAAACCTATCAATTAAGGCTCTTCTTATATTGGCATCCTTCGCCCTAGAATCATGACAGATATGTAGTTTTTCGTCTTGACGATAGATATATCCTACAGGAGACGTAGACGCCTGAGAAAATCGCCCAACCCATTCGCAGGTCTCAAATACATGCTTACCGACTGCCATCCCATAAGATGCAACCCTTTCTATGACAAGGAAATCGTAGGCTTCTAGCTGGACCATAAGAAGTACAATATGGTTCGCTTCTTTTCCAAATCGAATAGGCCGGAGGGTCTCTTGATCAATAAAGCAATATCCTGTATAAGTATCGCCAGGGTCAAGCGCTAATACCTTCACTCAATCCCCTCCATTCGTACATTCCATCCGTCCCGGGAATCAGGCGCCATTGTTCAGGTTCATTTGTGTTTTTCATGGACATTCCTCATTTTCCCCAGATGAATATCTTCTGCATTGATCGTTTTGCAAATAATTTTGTAGTTATCGTCAGTTACCAAATTAGGGCGTATCACCACGCACCGTCCCTCTCGATCAGCCTGGGCCAGCTCCCGTAGCCGGTCCAGGTCGTACTTGTCGCCCAGGATGTCCTCGATGGCGGCGAGGCGATCTATGACCTCCGCAGTTTGGCTTGTCCTTTGGCTGGTATGCTCCGCACGGCCATGTCAGGCCAGACCCGGTGCGGCAGTCATCGTATTTGGTGCAGTTCTGACAGTTCATCATGTGCCCTCCTCTGCTGGTGACTGGAGATATTTCAAAAATGCCGCTTCATTAGCCTCGCTATTTTCGAATTTTATTTCAGCATTGATGCCCGACTGATTTACGAAATCAATGCAACTGCGCTTGTATACACTATAGAACAATTTCGCTAGCCCTGTGTCGCTCATGGCCCGGATGAGGTCGGCGTTGGTAGGTTTATCGGCCTTCACTCCATGCGGGCACTCCATTCTATCGGGCAGGGCGCAGTTTGGTTGCGCGTTGAATTCGCACTCTTCATGTCCATAGCATTTAGTCATTATTGTCCTCCTCTCCCTCCGGCTAAAACCACCGGTAGTTTAGTTCCTCATCTAGCATAGACCACAAAAATCGCTCTTCTGGGCGAATCAATCCATCATCCTCTAGCTGGAAGCGTCGATCAAAATCGTGGACCGTATGCCCGTCTGTCTTGAAGGTAACAGGGCTGTCCTTGTCCCATTTCAGCATGAGTGACCATAATTCCGGATAGTCTTTTCGCAGGATCCGTAGTTGCCCAACGCTCTGATTGTGGCAGAACCAGCAGCCGCCCCGCGTTGATGTGGTGTATATGGGCGATAGAAGGTCGTTGTCCTCGCACCAGCGGCGGCAATCATCCTCGGTCCATCCAGCTTCCACAAGTGGGCTTTTTTTAGTGTCGGACAGGTTGTGAAATCGGTTCGGCTCATCTGCAGCAATGCCGAGATAGTATGTACCAGAGTTCTTATTGGCTTCCCGCAATGCTGGAAGTTTTAGGTCCCTATTGCACCACTGGCCTAATCTCATGGGCCAACCGCGTATTCCTCCCGCAAATTTTGGCTTTGCCTTTCCTGACACTTTGCAGTAAAACCCACTTTCAAACGTCCATTTGCTGCAATAATGCTCCACCTCAATGCCCCATCGCTCCCGGATAATCCGGTCGGCCTTAGCCTTAAACTCCACCATCGGCGGCAAATCAGCGGGTATTGTATCGGTGGCCCAAACTTCTGCATGGACAATGCGGTCGAGAGGCCAACCAAGTTGTTCTATGGCACCCAGACAGGCTAAAGAATCTTTGTCAGCTAACCATAGCTGAGAGATAAGATATGCTCAGCCACGGTTTGCATCACCTTCCTCTCCCTCCGGTGGGCGGCGGTAGGGTTGCGGATTGCTCCAATCCACACGCTGGCCGCAGTTATCATGGAACTTGCACTTGTACACCGTTTCCATTCGTTGGCCACGTCTACGCTGGGAGATGATGCTCTTACATCTTGGGCATATGTAGTCAATATACTCCCGGTCTGGTTCGTCATTAACGAGTACAGATAGCGGCTCGTTCGGCTGGGACAGGGCTGCAATAGCCATATCAAGGGCTTCTTTTAACTTTAAGTGCGGATATTTACCAATTCCGTGATGTTCCATGTGGTCTTTGATGCGTAGGATTGCCTCTTTTCTATCCATCTTCACTCCTCCTTTGTCGGCGGTGCGGGAAGGAGCATCCAGTGAGTGACATTTGCGATTTTTGTAAAATCCCAGTCTCTCCAGGTGACCTCTGTTTCGGCATCCATAGTCATGGCATATCCATAGTCACAGTATTGAGCTATTTTCATTTGCCAGTTTCCGGCGTTGTCTTTTTTCGCCACCCAATACGACTTTGCCCCTGTTCCCGGATTGTATTCCGGCAACCTATCCTCCACGCTCACCCACTCGTTCGGCGGGGTGAGGGTGGGAGTTTCATAAGTTTTTGCGAAGATGTCCGGCTTGCAAGGATAAAACTCCCCATTTACGCCCTTGATGATGTAGTCTCCAGGACTCGCGTGGTGATTACCCTCCAGAGTGTGGATGACCAACCCCACACGGGGGATGATTTCAAACATCTCCGGGTCGATAAATTCACACATTTCGGCGTGATTTTCTCCTGTCCACTGTATGGCCTCAACCGTAACAGGCTTTTTTCTATACGCCCTTGCCATCTTCCATGTCCTCCTTCGGTTCAAAAAAAACTGCGATAATCATCTGGACGTGTGTATCTTTCATATCCAATTTCTGGATCGCTCCACTCACTGCAAAAACAGACATAGTTGTTCAAGCTTTTTCTCCCAGCGGAGAATTCTTCATCCCAGTTGTCGCAATCTTTGCAGTGACCGATTGTAGGCTGGGTGAGAGTGGGCATACTTTCGATTATTCTGCGAACCTCTCCAATGGTAACCTTTCTATTCCCATGAAATGGTTCTCCCGCAAAATTGCAGGTCAACTCTTTCCGGAGGGCGTCTCCATCAATCGGTCGTACTGTCATTTTTCTTCCTCCCAAATTTACAGAAAAATTCTGAATCGTCAGGGCATATGTGCTCCCACTTATTGCACCAATTTACACATCCATCTTCAAGGTATACGCAATCCTGGCAATACACTATTTCAGGCGGGGTGAGGGTGGGCAATGTCTGCGCCCACTCCAAAACGGATTCCACGCCGTTCAGAAAATGTGGATCAGCATGTTCCTCATCACAGAGGGCGCTTTCACGTCTGAGTGGATATTTCATAAGTTGGTCTAGGTCAATCTGTCTCGCCATCTTTCTGCACCTCCAGTCCATTCCCTCCAAACGGCCTATATTCAATTGGCTCTGGTGTTCTTTCCCAATGCCATCCACAGGATGGACAATCTTTGCAAGAGATCGGCGGCTCTGTGCAAATTACAGTATTCATTAGTACAGCGCCACATTTAGGGCATGTCTCAACAATCATCTTTCAGTACCTCCCAAAAAGTATTGTTACTTACCAAAGCCTCATAGTTGTAATCTTCCACACCCCATATAATGCCGCGCCCTTGACATTGGCGACACATTTCTGATGTGTTGGTACTTGAGCAATACCCGTTAACCGAGAAATAGAATCCGCCCGGTACAATTCCTGTGCCATTACAAATAGGGCATTTATACGGTTTCATGCAATACCTCCAATCTCTCCATCACCATCTCTACAGCCTCGTCCGTCATGGGAGCGCCGCAGTTTGCGCAAAACTTATCAGCGCCCCACCATCCTGATATGGGGAAACCACATTTAGAGCATTTTTTTATGAACTCAGAGTGTTTCCTTTCCTGGATAATCCACTCACCCCTCCACACCTTCTCCACCTGCTCTCGGTTAATCATTGAGTAATGCCTCCATTCTTTTTAGCATGATCTCTACGGCTTCATCCGTCATGGGAGACATACAGTACGGGCAAAATCTGTATTTCTCCTTGTCGTGGGAGTGGATTTCGAACAATTCTCCACATCCTGAACAGTAGTAATACGGGGATATACTGGTTTGAACTTCCCACCGCCTTTTGTTCTGCTCTATCTGCCCCCGGCTGATGGGGCGGAGGGCGGTGAGAAGGGTGTCAACAGTTTCGTCCGTTAGGTCAAAGGCATGCTTTAGCGTTTCTCCATCTGGGAACATCGGTTCATAGCCCTGGTACTGCTTCAATAGCTTAATCGCTTTCTCCAGCATCATTACGGTTCCTCACTTTCCACACTTTCCCAATCAATCATCTGGCCGCACCGGTCACAAAAGTTCTTTTTCTGCTGGTTATGCTTGCGTCCAAACACTTCTACCTGCTCCCCAACAAACCAATCGCATACAGGGCAACACCAGGACACACGTTTAATAATTCTTGTGTCCGCAGAACCGTCCGCATAGTCTGTATGCACCATGCTTTGCTTGACCCTCCAGACCGGTTTTTTCGCTTTCTCTCCGTCAGCGCGTGAACAGGTGTTCATGCCATGCACAGCTTCACAAATATTGTTGATGGTGTCGATCTTCCCGGCTGCGGCTTCCCATTCCTGTGAACCAATAGGCGCGTCCACACCATCCCACGCCTTTTCGCGCTCAACGTCAAACACATCCCATAGCCTGTCTACGCTGATTACATCGCCTCTGTTAGCCACGGAAATTCCAGTCCTCCATTTCTGTGCTGAATTTGAACGGGCGGGTTGCTGGGTCTGATACCTCCCAGCCACCTGTGCATTGGAACTGTTCTTCCAGTCGCTGGTAAAAATGCTCGTCCCGAACTCGTACTACCAACGCCCCGTCCTTTGCAACGGTAATCATGTCTATGTCACACATCAGGTAGTCAAAGAGGTCATCGTTTTTGTCCGTATCAAGCAGTTCTTTGCGAACTCCAAAGCCAATTGGTATATTTTGGTCAAAGTCGTTTGTCACATAGCAGCAAAACCTCTGGTCGTATCTTGTGGTTCGCAAAAGATCATATAACATCATTACCTCGCTGGCCCATACCGGAATAATTCCGCACATTGTCGCCGCCAACGGGAAACCACCGGAACCGTCAAACAGACTGCCGAGCTTCATGTTTCCTCCCTCACCGCCCAAATTTACAGAAAAATTCCGAATCATCAGGGCATATGTGCTCCCACTTATTGCACCAATGTGCATATCCATCTTCATGGTGTACGCAATCCTGGCAATACACTATTTCCGGTTGGTCGAAAACAGGCAACGCTTCCAGCGCGTCGATGATTTCTTCCCAAGAATCGTACTTTTCGCGGTCAGAACCATAGACATAATTCCTTCCATATCGGCCAACAGGGCAAAGCTCTTTTTGCTTCTCCTCAATGATTTCGATTGCCTTGTCAGCATCAATCATCCGCATCTTTCAGCGCCTCCTTTTTCTGCTGGCACCTTGGGCAAATCCAGCCTCGTTTTCCAACCTTCCACCCGGCTTCTCGCGCCAGCTTTATGCAAATGCTCAAGGACACAGAGTAGTTGCACCATGCCATACCCTCATTACCGCATTTGTCACAAGCGAAATAGACATTATAGGCCATCTTTCAGCGCCTCCTTTGGCTCGAAATAACTGCAATAATCATTTGGCGACGTGTATCTTTTATATCCGTTTTCTGGATCACTCCATTGACTGCAATAGCAAACATAGTTATTTAAACTTTTTCTTTTAGCAGAGAATTGTTCATTCCAGTTGTAGCAATCTTTGCAGTAACCAATTATAAGCTGGGTGAGGGTGGGGGCTTCTTTTACTTCTTTTTCAACTTCTCTAAGCATATCAACCGCACCATTATGTTTTTCTTTTGATACAAATGGAGAAATAGACCAACATGTGGCTATTAAACGCGGGTTCTCAACCAATTTATTTCCATCAATCATCCTTGCCATCTTTCGGCGCCTCCAATCTCTCGAGCAGAATGTCCACGGCCTCGTCCGTCAGCGGGCGACCACAATGGGGACAATACTTTGCGAGCAATATTTTGGTCAGATTTTCAGCATATCTGCTGTATTCCCCGGCACCATTACACTTCTCGCATCCCCTCCACACCTTCTCCACCTGCTCCCGGCTGACGGGGCGGAGGGCTTTTTGAGCAACGTCCAAGGCCACCATGAACTCCGTGAGCCTTTTCGCTTTTCCGCCGATCTCGATCCCTTCGATTCGCAAGGCCTTTATGGCTTCTTCCCGTGTCATGTTCATAGTTTGGCCTCCTCAAAGAATAGTTGGCGAATCGAAAGAAGTTCTTTTTGTGCGTGATACCTCCATATCCCGAGGTATTCGCTCAGGTTATCCGTTTCGATGTGGGAAGCAATCTCGACAACGCTCATGTCGGAAATTAAATTTCGTAATTTCTCAAAGTGTTCTTGGCTGCGACCATTTTTAAATGGTTCATCCGGTTCCCTCAACGCCTCCGCCGCCATCCGATACATCTCCCGAGCGGCTGGGCCTGGCGGGCGCATGGTCTCAAACCATGTTGCGGCTTGTTCTCTGGTGATGCTCATTCCGCTGCCCCTTTCGTTGCGATCTCCCCGCCACAGGCGGCGTAACCGGCGATATCTACCCAGTTGTCCTGGGAAGAGGATCCTCCAGCAATTCGTCCCACTTTGAGCAGAACCATCATGGCGGCCACATCGTCAGGGACAAGGTCTACCAAAACACCAGGGTCAACGCAACGAGCCTGTATGTATTGCCTCCACAACTCAGCGATGGTGCGGAAGTTATCTTCCGGGGAGCCGTAGTCTTGCTCCCTCTGCCCGCAAACACACGCCTCTGCGGCATCCAGTATTCCCTTTCTAGTCATTTCTTCCCCTCCATCTCTCTGTACATCCGGCTGGACACAATCTCCCGGCTCCCCTGGTATTTGCCGTGGTAGGTGTCCGTCACCTCCCCGCACACGGGATGATAGGACAGCTGCCCAATCTCCATGTTGGGGTAGATACGAACCGTCTCCACTGGCACAATCTCCAACGTCCAGTAGCCACGGAATCCCACATCACCATACCCGGCAGTTACGTGGATGAACATCCCCAGGCGACCGACGGAGGACCGGCCCTCCAGCTTAGGGACCAGGCCGTAGGTCTCTGTCCACTCGTTGGTGCGGCCCAGGTAGAGTTTGCCGGGGGTGAGTACCAGGCCTTCCTCGGGGATGGTAATGGTGCGGGTCCGGTTGTCCTGCCGGGGATCCAAGCAGGCCTCGGTATATATCATGAGCTCCTGGGCCAGACTCACGTTGTAGCTGTTTGGGTTGAGCCGGGATGGGTCCCAGGGCTCGATCACGATCTGCCCAGCCTCATGCTGTAGCATGATCTCGTTGCCGGATAAAATCATTTCTTGCCTCCTATCTGCATTTGTTCTGCGGTATCCATTTCGCGGATTTCAACGTACTGCACATGGCCGTATTTTTCCAGGTCCATGGCGATCCCTTCCCGGCTCCCTTGCGGGTTGGCCGCAGAGGATGGGATGGGACGAAGTTTCACGGTTATCTCCCACATAAGCACCTCACAGTTCCAGGAGGCGGCACAGCGCTGCCTCCACCGCTGCCATCTCGGTATACGGCAATGGCCCGAGGCCGTGCCGCAGAATGTGCTCCGGCGCATTGCGCATCCTGTCTAGGCAGACATGATGCACATGCCCGCGAAACTGCACATCCGGGCGAGTAATGCTGCCATCAAACAGTTTCGCCCGCCCCTGAACAATGGGGGCCACCACGATGTGACCTGTCTCTCGGTTGGCATGTTCTCCGGAGAGGACCAGGACGGTCATGCCGTTGCCGGGATCTCCGTGCTGGCGGAGCTTGTAAATATCACCTTTTCGAATCATTCGACGCTCCTTTCTTCCGGCATGGCAAACTGTTCTGCGAGGCCACGGGAGAGGGCCTTCACGTCCTCTGGGAGGGCGTCGAAGTCCCGGGCCTGCTGGGCCCTGGCGCGGTAGCTGCGCTGCACGTTGGAGGCTACCACGCTTTGTACTGTGGCCTCGTCCATCATGGCCCATTCTCGGAGTTGCCGTGGGTTGTGGACTACGGACTGGAGGACGGGCGGGAGTTTTCGGAACTCCTCCTCGGAGCCGTACAGGCTATTTCGCAGGGCCTTGGAGATGTGCGCCCATGCCTCCTGCTCGGTCATTTCCCGGGGCTGTGTAATGCGCCGGACGTGCTCCTTGACCTCCCCGATGGTAGGGGGGTATCCGGTGGTTTTTGTGGCGATGAGGGCCTTCACGGCCCCGGCCACCACGTTGGCGGCATCGTCCCGGAACATGTCGTTCCAAAGACTGACAATGCCCTCCAGATCCTTCCGCTCCATGCCCTTGTAGAAGCTGGGGAAGGCGGCCCGGAGAATAGCCAGGATGGAAACGGTTTCTTGTCTGGTCATAAGCCTGCCTCCTCCAGCATGTCTAGGAATGGGTTGGAACTCTCCCCCTTCGGAAGCTCGTCCTCCCACCGGCCCTGGTTGAGCCAGGTTGCGGGGTTGGGAATGAACTGCCCGCCACTGCCTGCTTTGCTTCTGCGCCTCGACGGCCTGGAGAATCGCTTGCGTCAGCTCCTCACTGGGGTGGAGCCTACTCCACGATTTCTTGGCGGCCTGTTTTCCGACCTTCCGGGGATAGGCGGCCCAAAACCGGGAAAACCGGTCTTCGTCCGCGCGTGAGACATCCCGGGGAGATGGGGAAAGAGAGGGAGAAGAGGGGGGATTATAGGGGGGAGTAGAGAGAGGGGG